GGGTTCTTTTCTACCCGGAAAGTCTTGGTTTTGCAAGAGGTTAGGTTATATGCGGTAGTGATTTTATACCCGTCAGGTTCGTCCCATACTGTAACGGAGTTGACGAGCAAATCAATGAGCCGCCTGCGGAAGTCTTCGTCTTCGATGTTTCCGTATTTGAACTGACTCAACCAGAATACGATTTGGTCACGGTCAATTCGGTAGACAAATTTTTCCTCAGCTTTGATTTCTTTGTTGAGGGTTTTCTTTTCGTGTTCGAGCTGGACAAGCCGGTTCATCAATGTCTCGGAAGCAATACCCTTTTCGATGGCGGCAGTGATATTTGTGATTGACTTTTCGACCTCCGATAACTGAGCGGTCAACTGCGGAATGTGCGTGTCGTTTATTAAATCCTGTTCACTCTGTCGGATTGCCATGTCTGCGATTTCATCAATGAGCTGATCGGTCAAAAGGTTGAGAGCGTCACGGGCTACTATCCCTTCGATGTAATCTTTTTTCAAAGGCCGCTTATCACACCCAAGTTTTCTCTTTTTCGTGTAGCAGGAATAGTAGTGGTAGACCTTGCCGTGCCTACCGGCTCCGCTTTCACCGTTCATAGAAGCCCCACAATGACCGCAGAACAGCTTTCCAGACAAGAGGTAATCTACCTTAGCCTTGCCCCTTGCTGGGGCTGTGGCGGTCTTAGAAAGCCGCCGCTGTACCGTTTCAAACAGCTCCTTGTCAATGATGGCTGGAATACCATTTTCGATGACAATATCCTTGTAGGTATAAGTGCCGATGTAACGAGTGTTACGGAACATGGCCTTAAAGCTGCTGCGGTTGAACTCCGTGTTTTTGGCAGTCTTATATCCGGCAGAGTTAAACTTTCGGCAAATGTCAGCTACGCTTTCGCCGTTGGCGTAAAGAGAGAACGCTTCTTGAACGATGTGGGCGGTGTCAGGGTCAACGACCAGCTTGTGATTTTCCACCTTGTACCCAAGGGGAATATGACCGCCTACACTGTGGCACTTCAAGGCAGACTCACGCATACCTCTCGTGACCTTCTGTGACAGCTCGGCAGAGAAAAACTCAGCCATACCCTCTAACACGGACTCCAAGATGATACTCTCAGGGCTGTCGGTAAGGTGTTCTGTGGCGGAGAGGACTTTCACGCCGTTCTTCCGCAGACGCATTTTCATAATTGCGCTATCGTTGCGGTTACGAGCAAAACGGTCGAGCTTCCAGACGATGACATATTCCCAATTCTGCTTTGCGCTATCCGCAACCATTTCCATGAGGTGAACCCGCTTTTCCACATCTTTGCGAGCGGTCGTTGCTCGGTCAACATAGATGGCTACAATGCGGTAGTGGTTTGCTTTACAGAAGGTGCGGCAGTCACGAAGCTGCCCTTCGATAGACTGGTCACTCTGGCCTGTGGAGCTATACCGAAGATAAAGAGCAACATCTTGATCGCCGTTGTAAAGCGTATATGGGTCTTCTTGAAATTGAGAGATTTCTTCCTCTGTCAGACAGGAGAGGTCGATTGGAAATTTTTTCATGCAAATCTCCTTTTTAACTCCATGACTCTACCGACAAAGCGCAATCGTCCAATTTCAACACCGCCAAAAACACGGGGAGGATAGTGTGGGTTAAAAGAGCGAAGGGTCACAGTATCTTCATCAATGCTGATTTTCTTAACAAATCCTTCTTCGTCATCAACAATGACAACCATAAGAGTATCTGTTTCAGGAGGTGTGTCTTTTTTAACCAGCACTAAATCGTGATCGTCTAAGACTGGCGACATACTATCCCCGTCCACTTGTAACCAGAAACAATCGTCACAGTCATATTCGGGGTCAACTTGTTCATACCCCAATGCTTCTTGCTGAGCGATGACACCTTTTCCTGCGGACGCATGACCAAAAATAGGTCGCTTGCAATTCTTTTCATAAGGTTCGGTGGTCAAACCAACAGAGGACAAGTGAAAGAGAGGGTCGTCAGTTTCACCTTTCAAATACTCAGCCGTTGTTCCAAGATTGATAGCGAGAGTTTTCAAGTCTTCATTTGAAATCATGCGGTCAGGCTTTTTATCTACATCATTCAAATAATATTTGGGGCGGTTGATAAGTTTGCAAATATAGGTGACGCTTTTCCCTTGTTGTTTAGCTAAATCTCTAATACGACTTGTGTTCATAAATACCTCCTTCAAAAAAAATATCCTACTTTTTTAGGATTTGCTATTGACAATCCTACAAAGGTAGGATATACTTTGGATTGTGAACAAGAGATTTTGACAACAAAAACCCGACCCCCGAAAGGTTTTCTTTTTTCGGCGGTTGCTGTGGTCAATGGTTTAATTGTTTGGCAAGTAAATTGTACCATTACGCCCACTGGTTGTCAATAAATATTGTTCTCAATTCAAAGAAAGGAGAGGTTTTGTGAAAGAGCGTGAGAAAATTCGCTATCGCCTGAGCATCAATCACCTGTCGTTTGCATGGCTGATTGATATGCTCCGAAAGCGGGGGATTGAAACGAACGGCCCTGTCCTGAGTGCAATTCTCGCAGGGACTCGTAACGGCCCTTCTGTGGACAAGATCATCGCTGAGTCTATCGACATTCTGGACTGGTACGAGCGGCAGATTGGCGGTGTGTCATGAGCGACAGTGCATTTGCCCCGGAAGTGCGAGGACAGGCCAAAGCGTTCAGCTCACTCCTTGCTCGATCTGTCCGAGAGTTTTTCAAGGACGAAACGAACCGCAAGCAGTTCGAGAGCTGGTACGAGCAGAAGTACGGAACACCGTATCAATGGAAACCTATGGTTTGGAGGAACAGATAATGAAAAAGGTATTTGGTGTGTTGGCATTTCTTTCGTTTTTCTACCTGTTGGGTGTAGTTGGTGCGGTGGAGCAAGACACGATGGCTCTCGGCGCAGGCATGGTTCGTATGGGTATCGGCCTTGGCTACTTCTGGTTGTTCTGTGAGCTGTCTGGTGCGTTTTATCCCGCCCCGCCGAGAAAAAGAAAGAGCCGCTGACGGAACTGGTACTTCCATCAACGGCAAGCGTAAAAGCTCAATCTGATTATATCAGAACCTATCATTTTGTAAAGGAGAACTTTATGAATAGCACGATTGCGAAACTCGCAGACGAGTTCGAGAAGATGGAGAAAACCATCGCTTCTCAGAAGAAGATGATCGAAACCCTTATGCCTACGGGCTATGTGGATACCGATACCGTCAAACTTCACCTTAATTCTGTGTATGGTGTCATGTTCGGCGGTCGCCCCTCCCTGAAGCGCTATAAGCTGGAAGACTGTTCTTGGGACGAGATCAATATGTATTCTTCCATCGGCCTTGCTGACAAGGTGTTCGAGGTCGGTGACACCAAGAAATTCCGTCTGGCTGATGGCTCTTACCTGACTGCCCGTATCATCGGGTTCAACCATGACTACGCTGAGGACGGCAGTCTGACCCACATCACCTTTGAAACCGTTGAAACCCTTGACGGTGACATTCCCATGAATGAGAAGTCTACCAACGAGGGCGGCTGGGACGCTTCCTACCTCCGTGCCAAGCTCAACGGCAACTTCTTCGAGAAGCAGCTTCCTGCTGATCTGAAAGCGGTCATCAAGCCCGTGGTGAAGATCACCGCAAAGAGCGGTAAGAACGAAATGCTGGTTCCTTCCGTTGACAAGCTGTTCGTTCTTTCTGAGCAGGAGGTCTTCGGTCGCAAGATTTATTCCTGCGGCGGTGAGGGTAAGTGGTACGAGTGGTACAAGCGAGAGAACACGCCCTACGGCAAGTGCAAGCAGAATGGTGAGAGGGATTGGAGATGGGAGCGTTCTCCTTATTCCGGCGGCACCGGCACCTTCTGTTATGTGAACTACTGCGGCGGCGCCAACTATGACGGCGAAAGAGACTTATGCCTGAGCCTGTCGGGTTGTGGCTTTTGGGCGCACAACCTCGCTCAGAATAGTCAAGGTCAGCCGTTCGATGTAATTGCGGCTCGAAACGGTGTCAGCTATCCCATTGACTGTAAGGATTGTTCCAAGAACATTTTTAAGATGGAGCGTATCGAAGAAAACCAGTTTTCCGCCATGTCTCTTTGGGAAGAAACGGGAAACGGAGAGGGGTGGTTCGCTCTCCGAATGATGAACGGAGCTGTGTACTTTCTGTCCTTCACGGTGATACGCAATCTGTTCTTAATGAAGACCGTTCTCTCTGCGTCTGAAATCAGACAGTTCGGTATCACACTCGGAGAGTGGGTGTCCCAATGCAAGTAACTGTTGGCAACCAACTCCGAATTGAGAACCCGTCTGAGCAGTTGCTTACATGGTGCAAGAAGCAGCTTATCCTTCCCAATCCTGAGTACGCCAAGAAAGTCCGTATGCACTTTTGGGTCGGCAACACCCCTGAGAAGTTGTACCTGTTCCAATGGGACGGTGACACACTGGTTCTTCCCTACGGGTGCTTGAATGATGTGTTGGCGATGGACGATTGCCACATGAAGGTCAATCTTCCTACACCTACCGAGGTGGACTTCGGTTGCACCATTCCGCTCTATGACTACCAAGTGGAAGCCAAGGAAGCACTGATAACTGCCTACTATGGTATTCTTCAAGCCCCTGCGGGGTGCGGTAAGACACAGATCGGAATTGCTGTTGCGGCAGATACAGGTCGAAGGACACTCTGGCTGACCCATACACGGGATTTGCTCGTACAGAGCAAAAGCCGAGCGGAGCAGTACATGAGTCCTTCTCTGACTGGCACGATCACCGAAGGTAGGGTTCAAATCGGTAAAGCAATCACCTTCGCAACGGTACAGACCATGTGCAACCTCGATCTGAGCCAGTATCGTGATGTTTGGGATTGTATCATCGTGGACGAGTGCCACCGTGTAGCCGGAACCCCAACCGCTATGACGCAGTTCTCAAAGGTGCTGAACGCTCTGGCAGCTCGACACAAGTATGGCCTGTCCGCTACGGTTCATCGAGCAGACGGTATGATTGCCGCCACCTACGCCCTGCTGGGCGGGATTGCCTATCAGGTGCCGGACGAAGCGGTGAAAGATAAGATCATGACCGTCAGCGTTCTACCCCGTGCCACACATCAAGGACTCAGCCGTGAGTTTTTGGACACGGACGGTACGATCATCTATGCCAAGTTGGTCAATTTCCTCGTTGACCGTTATCCCAGGAATAACTTGATTGTCGCTGACCTCGTAGCAAACCGAGATCACTACAATCTCATTCTCTCCGACCGGCTGACGCACTTGGAAACCCTGATGAACCGTCTTCCGCCCGACCTGAGAAAACAGGCGGTCATGATTGATGGGAAGATGACCACGAAGAAAGCCAAGGCTCTCCGAGAACAGGCCATTGAGGAAATGCGGCAGGGGCGCAAGCGGTATCTGTTCGCTACTTACTCTCTGGCAAAAGAGGGGCTGGATATTCCTCGACTCGACCGGTTGTACCTGACTACGCCGCAGAAAGACTACGCTGTGATAACTCAGAGCATTGGTCGTATCGCTCGTACCTTCGAGGGAAAGGGTGAGCCTATTGCCTACGATTATGTAGACGATGGTATCCAGTACCTCGTGAGAAGTTACAAGAAGCGGTGTACCACTTACCGGAAAGCGGGGTGCAAGTTCCTTGAACCTTGAACCTTTCATTTTCGACTGCGAGGTGTTTGCCTACGATTGGCTTTTTGTCTTCAAGAACAAGGTCACGGGGGAATACACCGAGATTTGGAATGACAATGAAGCGGTCGAACAATTCATGACCCAAGAACCCCTGTTGGCTGGGTTCAACAATAAGCACTATGACCAATTCATTCTGAAAGCGGTTCTCTCAGGTTTCACGCCGGAGGAAGTTAAAGCGGTCAACGATTTTATCATCGTTGGTGGTCACGAGGGCTGGGAGTACGCCCCTCTCCGTGACTGCGGGATTTTCTTCGATCAATATGACCTGATGGACGATTGCCAGATGGGTTTGTCCTTAAAAGCAATCGAAGCGCACCTCGGAATGGACATTCGTGAAACCACCGTTCCGTTCAACATCGACCGCCCTCTGACTGAGGACGAGAAGCAAGAGGTCGAGTTCTACTGCCGACACGATGTTGACGCAACCGACAGGCTGGACGATCTTCGTCAAGGCTACCTGTCCAGTAAGCTCACGCTGGGTCGTGAAAAGGGGCTGTATCCAGCAAAAGCCCTCTACATGACCAACGCCAAGCTGACCGCTGCTTACCTTGACGCAGAGCAAAAGCCACACTATGACGAGCGGGAATATCAGTATCCGCCGAAGCTGCTTCGTCAGTACATTCCGCAGGAAGTGTTCGACTTCTTTGAACGGTTGAAGGATAAGAGTATTCCTGACGAAGTAGTGTTCAAGGAAAAGCTCGATCTGATGGTAGGCGGTTGTCCTTGCACCATCGCCTACGGCGGTATTCACGGGGCTATCCCGTGTTACCGAGAGGAAGCCACGGAAACCCGCTCTATTCGCAACAAAGATGTTGCAAGCTACTACCCACACCAGATGACCTTGAACGGTTATTGTAGCCGAAATATTCCCTCCCCCGATGTGTATGCCGCCACCATTGAGCGGCGTGTTAAAGCAAAGAGGGCTGGTGATAAGGCTACGGCAAACGCCTTGAAGCTGGTGCTGAACACCACCTACGGCGCTATGCTGAACCGCTACAACGACCTGTATGACCCGCTTATGGGGCGCTCGGTCTGTATCTCAGGCCAGTTGCAGTTGCTCGAAATGGCGGAACATCTTGTTCAGGACTGTCCCACCTTGAAGATCATTCAGCTCAACACCGATGGTATCATGGTCAGCCTTGATGACTGCGATGTGCCAATGTATCAAGAGATCACGCAGGAGTGGCAGGACAGAACCGGCTTCGAGTTAGAGGAAGACCTTATCAAGATGATCTGTCAGAAAGATGTGAACAATTATGTCGAGGTTCCCTTTGAGGGCGACCCCAAAATCAAGGGTGGCGTTCTCGTTCGTGGGATTGCCCCGGCAGGAGCGTTCAACATCAACAACAACGCTTGTGTGGTCGCCAAGGCGGTCAAGGATTATCTGGCCTACGGTATCCCGGTCGAAGATACCATCATGAGCTGCGACCGCCTGCTGGACTTCCAGTTGGTCGCCAAGGCTGGGAGCAAGTATGGTGACGCTCTCCATGAGGTAGACGGTCAGATGGAGGTCGTGCAGAAGGTCAACCGGGTATATGCCACGGAAGATCATCGGTATGGAACCCTCTACAAAATCCACCTTGGCACTGGCAATCCCGTCAAGATTGCTGGACTTCCCGCAAAATGTGTCGTGGACAACGACAATCACCTGACGATTGATGTGGTTGACCGTGACTGGTATATCCGGCTGGCACGGCGCTATGTCCGAGATTTTCTCGGTGAAAAGCCGCCCAAGCGGAACACCCGCAGAGTCAATTCCATCAAGAAAAAATTATTAGAAATGTTGGAGGTATAAATATGGCTACTACCAAGAAAGCCGCTGAGAGTGCGGCGGTGGACTATTCCACCATGAATGTGTTCAAGAAGTTGCAGCTTGCCCGTGTGCGCTTCCTTGAAGCTGGCGTGGATAAGAGCGGCAAGCACATGAAGCTCGAATATAAGTATTTCGAGTTGGCGGACATTGTTCCCAAGGCTGAGCAGATTTTCCTTGAAATCGGTCTGATGATGGTTCCGTCCATGTACGGAGACAAGGCGACCGCTCGTGTCTACAATGTCGATGACCGTGAGGACTTCATTGATTTTGTTGCGCCGTACACCCCCATCGCCCCCATCGTGTCCAACGCTGGCAATCAGGTCACAAATGAAATGCAGGCGACCGGCAGCTCTATCACCTACATTCGCCGCTACCTGTGGCAGCTCGTTTTGGACATTGTGGAGCATGACAGTATCGACAGCGGCGAGTTTGATACGACCCCCGCACCCGCCCCCGCCGTTACCAAGAAGCCCCCTGTGACCACTGAACAGCGTCAGGAAATCAAGAAAGAACTGACCGGCGCTCCTGCTGGTGCGGCTACCGTGGAACAGGTCAGTACGCTGAAAAGCCTGCTGAAAAAGCTCATGGATATTGACGCAGAGCAGGAACAGTTCGTGCAGACCATCGCCATGAAGACCGAGGGTTTTTCCAAGATCGAAGCCGACAAGTGTGACGCTCTGATCGAGGGCGTGAACAATATGCTGGCTGGCTACGAAATGAAAACGGCAAAGGAGGGCTAAAGCATGATCGAAATTGATTGCCGCAAGTGCATCAATGCAGACTTGGAAGCGGATTGCTGTAAGCTCTACGGTAACAATCCTGATACTGCCGTTCAGGAATGTGCCGCTGATGAATTTGTGAATTATAAGGAGGTAGACAAAAATGGAATGGCTTGACGGCAACAAAATCCAGATTATCCCTCCCAAGCGTCCGAAGAAACTGACCGGTACTCGCTTTGCCACTATCCTCGGTCTGAACCCGTGGTCTACGCCGTTCGAGATTTGGTGTGAAGTGACCCGCACCTATCAGAAGCCGTTCGAGGATACGATCTACACCATCGCTGGTAAGACCATCGAGCCTAAGCAGGCTGAGTACATGAAGCAGACCTACTTCATGAGCAATCTGGTCACACCGACCGACATTTGGGGCAAAGACTACTTCCGTCAGACCTACGGTGACTTCTTCAAGGAAAGCCCCGTTCTCGGCGGTATGTGGGACTACTTGCTCTATGGTAAAGATGGTAAGCCTACCACCGTCCTCGAAATGAAGACCTCCAAGCGTGTCGAGGACTGGAAGGACGATATTCCTGAGTATTACGCTTTGCAGGCGGCGTTGTACGCTTACCTTCTCGGCGTGGACGAGGTTATCATGGTCGCTTCCTTCCTTGAACCCAAGGATTACGACAATCCTGAGAAGTTCGTGTGTAGCGGTGAGAACACCATCACTCGCCCCTTCAAGGTGTCTGAGCGGTATCCTGACTTCGAGAAGAAGTATGTAAAGCCTGCCCTGAAATGGTGGAAGGACTATGTGGAGAGCGGCATTTCTCCCGCCTTTGACGAGCGCAAGGACGCTGAAATCCTGAAAGCTCTCCGCACCAACAACCTGTCTCCTGAAACGGACATGGCGGCGCTGGTCAAGGAAGCCGAAGACCTGAAAGCCAAGCTGGACGCTCACGCCGCTGAGGTGGCTGAGGACGAGAAGCGGTACAAGGTCTTGACCGACATGATTAAGAAAGCCGCAATCGCTCAGTTCCGTGACGGTGACAAGAAGGTGTCTATCGCTGGTTCTGCCTATAATTGGGAAGTCAGCTGTACTTCCACCACGAAGATCGACAAGGACGCTATGAAAGCGGACGGTATTCTGGCGAAGTATACGACCACCGAGGACAGCTACCGCATTTCCCCGAAAGCCTTGAAAGAAGGTGCGTGAAGTGGCACAGAGTATGCAGAGATTGAGCAAAGATGATTTGCTCAAACTTCTCGACCAGTATGCCGATGACGATTTTGTTGGGGTTTTGTTCACAGCAGCTCGTGATATTCACTCCGACCAGTCCACCATCTTCGTATTCTATGACAAAGTAACGGAGGTTTAATTATGAAATTTTCCAAGTTCGTGAAGTCCCTCGCCCCTGATGGCGGCGCTATCTACGAGTACATGGACGAACGCTGGCTTGCTTCCCCATCCGTACTTATGCTCATTCCCGATGGTATCCGCAGCGTGACCGGGTACAGCAACGAGAAAATGCCTGACGGCATTGGTCGCCTGATTTCTCAGGTCGGTTGCACCGAGTACGCCACACTGGTCAAGGCAATCATGCCTGAGCCGGACGGCGCAATCAAGGATTGTGTCCGTATCTTCGCTACGCCGAACAGCACCATGACCCTTCCCATCACCAATGATGACTGGTCGCTGATCGAGAAGTCTGACTTCTGCGAAATCTTGTACGCTTACGATCTGGAAAGCGATAAGAGCGTACCGAAAGCCCTGCTGGTCAAGCAGTACGCCAAGTACCCCGATAACGAAGACCAGTTGGTTGGTATCATCTTCCCCTGCGAGTACACAGAACAGCTCAATTTCTACACCATGAAGGAGGACAAAAACAATGGCTAAAATCGGACTCACCGAGGGTTTCACCCTCATTCCCGAAGGTACTCATGTCTTTCAGATTACCGATGTGAAGTACAAGGAAGACTTCGGCAAGCTGGAAATCTATATGCAGACGCAGAACGGCAGTAAGCACATCGAGCGCTTCTCTCTGCTGAAATCCGATGGCTCTCCCAACGAGGGTGCATACAACGCTTTCAGCTACTTCGCCAAGACTGCGCTCGGTAACTTCGACCTGACCGAGATCGACCACACCGACCTGATTGGTCACTTCATCGAGTGCGATGTGGAACATGATGTTCAGGAGAACAAGAAGAAGCCCGGACAGAGCATTACCTTCGTCCGTTTGGCCGATAAGCGCCCCTCTGAGGGCTGGGGCGGCGCTGGCAATACGGTTACTACCCCCGCTGCTAAAACCGCTCCTGCGGCTTCTCAGACCGCTCCTAAGACCCCGTTGGATTTGGCAGCTCTCCTTGGCTGATACCGAGTGCGAGGGAGGGCTAATTTGAAAGGCTCTCCCTCGCCAATGGTATGTTGAAAACTATGTTGAAAGTGAGGATAAGCTACAGTGGCAGAAGCCTATATTTGTTCGCTCTCCAAGGTTCAGCGCCACGCTGAAATCTGCAAAGAGATTAACAATCTCTATGAGCGTAAGAACCATGACTACGGTGACAGCTTTCACCAGACCTTCGTTGAAGAAGGAATGGCGATGGCTCGTATTCGGTTGGGTGATAAGTTCAGCCGCTTCAAAACTCTCTCCCGTGGCGGTGAACAGAAGGTCAATGACGAGTCTATCCGAGACACCCTGATTGACCTCGCTAACTACGCCATTATGACGGTGGTGGAAATGGAGGTCGCTGACGATGACACTGAATGATTATCAGAAAGCCGCCGAGCGTACTTCCGGCGACCTGACTTCATGGGATAAGGTTCGCAACGGCTGTTACGGTTTGAACGGCGAAGCCGGAGAGTGCATTGACATTCTGAAAAAGACCGAGTTTCAGGGTCATGCTTTCGACCCGATGAAGATGGTTGACGAGCTGGGCGATGTTCTCTGGTATGTCGCACAGTTGGCGACCGGCTTGGGTGTGACCCTCGAATATGTGGCACAGCACAATGTCGATAAGCTGCTGGCTCGTTACCCTGACGGGTTCGACAGCGAAAAGAGTATTCACAGAAAGGAGTACGAAAATGCCTGACTGCTTCTCTAAGTCCGAAGTGACTGATTTCATGAACTTCATGAAGCTGCCTGACGGAACCTCTGTTGTTTCCGATGACATGATGGAGTACCTGATGGCTTACGGCTTCTTCACCGCCCCTGCTTCTACCAAGTACCACGGCAATTACGAGGGTGGTCTTCTGGAACACTCCTACATGGTCACGAAGTTCCTCCTGACGCTGACTCAGGATAATCACCTGATCTGGCGCAAGGCTCGTTCTCCCTTCATCGTGGGTATGTTCCATGACCTGTGCAAGATCGACCAGTACCGCCACCCGGTAGCAGGTCACATTGAAGAATTTAATGGTGGACGTACACCAATCTATAACGAACGGGCGTGGGAATACAACTCCGACACCCTTCTGAAAGGTCATGGTGATAAGTCTGTCATGCTTCTCTCTCAGTTCTACACACTGACTGATGAAGAAATCATGTGTATCCGCTATCACATGGGCGCTTTCACCGACAAGTCCGAGTGGAATGACTACACCAGAGCAGTCAGCCAGTACCCGAATGTGTTGTGGACACACCAAGCCGATATGCTGGCAAGCCATGTTGCGGGGGTGTGAAGTATGTATATTCCAACGGTTTCTTTCGATTTCGATGGCGTAATTCATTCCTACCGAAGTGGGTGGAAGGGTGCCGCTGTTATCCCCGACCCTCCCGTAGAAGGGATTAAAGAGGTCATTGAACAACTCATAAGCGATGGTTTATGTGTGGTCATCTGTTCTTCTCGTGCAGAGTCCTTTGAGGGGCAGACAGCGATTGCTGAATGGCTGAAACACTACGGGTTTCCGATGGTGCAAATTCAAGCAAGAAAAGTTCCCTCCATCGTTCATGTTGATGACCGTACAATCTGTTTCGATGGCAGAGCAAATAACCTCTACGAACAGATTATCAACTTCAAACCTTGGTATGAAAGGGAGTCTGAAAGTGAAAATCATTGAACCTCATGTGGAGCTTATCAACGCTCCCGAATATAAGACCCTTCTGACCACCATCGAAGCCGCAGGGCGTACTTGTTACAAGTCCGAGGACAAAATCACGGACGGAAGCGCAGAGAAGTTCGTCCGGGGCATTATCAAGCGTGGTCACGAAGCCGTCATTGAGCATGGCTCTCTTACCGTTCGCTTCATCTGCGACCGGGGTGTGAGCCATGAGATCGTCCGTCACCGTCTGGCGGCGTTCTGTCAGGAGTCCACTCGGTACTGCAATTATGGTAAGGAGGGCTTCGGTGGCGAGATCACCGTCATTCGTCCCTCGACCTTCGCCAAGACCGACTCGACCTATCACATCTGGAAGCGGTCGTGTGAGAACGCCGAGGTTGCTTACTTCGATCTGCTGAACGAGGGTTGTACCCCGCAGGAAGCTCGATCTGTCCTTCCAAACAGTCTTAAAACCGAGGTGGTCATGACCGCCGACCTCAGAGAATGGCGGCATTTCTGCCGTATGCGTTGCCCCGTAGCGGCTCACCCTGATATGCGGGTCGTTGCCAATATGCTCCTGACCCTGCTGAAACAGACCTATCCCGTCTTCTTCGAGGACATTGAGGTATGAGGATTAAGAAAGCTGGCGGCAAGGTGTTCGGTGCGGTCTTAACTGCCGCTGAGAAGAAAGCGATGGACATGGAAATCAATCGTCAGATCGTGGAAGCCGACAGGCGCTACGCCGATGATATTGACGCTATGGTGCTTTACACCCTCCATGTTCACCTTGGTTTCGGCAAGAAGCGCCTGCGGAAATTCTATGACGCTTTCTCCGCCGAGCATGACCGCCTTATCCAGTATTATCAAATGCCGGACGATTACACATGGCTCTGCAAAGAAATGTTGAAGCGTATCGGCGTTGATGTTGAAGCATGGAATAAAGAAAGGAAAGAACCCGATGAAACTGAAAAGCATTGACGGCAAAGTGCCGTATATCATGGCTGCTGGAAAGGACTTCGTGAAAGATGAAATGTCGCTGGCGGCGGCAGAGCAGATTTGTTCCCGTGGAACACAGACCGCCAGCAAGCTCTTTCCCGATTTCCCCATCTGCGTAGATGGCAAGTTCTATTTTGCTGGAACCTCGACAAAGCCCAAGTCCAGCAAGGCTAAGACCCCTTGCGAGGGCTGAGATTTTCGATCGTCCTGTGGCTCGTCACCGTTATCGCTGTCCTCTGTCTGAAATTACCCACGGTTGAGGTTGAAGAACCTTCTCCCGTTGTCGAGGTGGTAGAGGTAGTCACCCCGGAGCCAGAGCCGGAGGTGACACCTCAGCCGTGGACAGACGAGGAAGTGATTGTACTGGCGAAAATGCTATGGGGAGAAGCCAGAGGGGTCAGCTCTGACGCTGAGAAAGCTGCTTGTGTGTGGTGTGCGCTCAATCGTGTCGATCATGGCTACGGCGATATTATAACGGTCGTGACTACACCCAAACAATTTGTAGGGTACAACGAAGAAAACCCGGTTGATGATGGTTTGATTACTCTTTGTATAGATGTATTGACCCGCTGGTATGCAGAGAGAGAAGGTCAGGTCGAGGTCGGTCGTGTCCTCCCTGCGGATTACCTGTGGTTCTCTGGCGATGGCAAGAGAAATCACTTCCGCAACGCCTACCGTGGCGGTGATAGATGGGATTGGTCTTTACCGAGTCCGTATGAAAGCTGAGGTAAGCCTATGAGCTATTTGAATATACCCGCCGAACTTCGAGAGGAAAAGGCATGGGTCAATGTATGGGAAGGGTCAAAGGTTCCCATGCAGGCCACCGTGAGAAAGGCGGCTTCTTCCTCTAATCCTGATACATGGTCAAATTATATTGACGCTGAACACAATGTCCAGCACGGCTACTATGACGGTCTTGGCTATGTGTTTCACGATACAGGGGTTGTAGGTATCGACATTGACAATGGCTTTACTGATGGGCTTCTAAACCCGCTGGCGGCTGACATTATCGGTCATTGTCAGTCCTACACGGAAAAGTCCAGAAGCGGGAGAGGGGTTCACATTCTCGTTCGTGGTGAGTTGCCCTTCAAGGGCAAGAACAACCGTGCCGCCGTGGAGATTTACAAGAGCAATCGGTACTTCATCATGACCGGCGAGGTTTTGATCTTCTCCGAGATCGTTGAAAACCAGTCAGCGATTGACTATGTGATTGAGAAGTATTTTCCCGACACGCCAAAGGAAAGTAGCTCAGGTACGGTCGCTCCTCAGCGTATCTATTCTCCCATCTATCGCCGCCCTGAAAACGGCAAGCTGCATTTGAAGCCTGAATACCCGCCTATCACACCGGGAAGTCGGAACCTCAGCCTGACTTCTCTGGCGGGTCAGCTCCATAACCAAGGATACACCAAAGCAGAGATTTACAAAGAGCTGTTATACGCCAATCAACAGGCTTGCAAGCCGCCGCTCCCTCAGTCCGAGGTCGAGTTGATTGTTAACAGCGTGACCAGATACAGGAGGTAATTATGAAACCTTATCAGCGTGGCGATGTTGTTGTCATTGATGTTCCCATGCTTGCCAACAGTCATATTCAGGCCGGTAAGCGTCCGTGGGTGGTTGTGCAAAACAATGTCGGCAATCAGTTTTCTTCCACCAGCATTGTCGTTCCCCTGACCACTAAAATCAAGCGACTGGAAATGCCGACCCATGTGGCGGTCACTTGGGGTTCTTTACAGCCGAGCATGGTTGAATGTGAACAGGTGCGTGTCGTAGATATATCCGATGACTGGGAGTACATCTGCACTCTGCCGCCTGAGATCATGCGTCATGTGGACACCGCTTTGAAGAACGCTTTCTTCTATGGGAGGGGGGGGGAGGTATAAATAATGACAAAACTCGAATATGACAGTTTGCAGATGGCGTTATCTGCCCTACTTGATAAAGAGCGGATATATCGCAAGCGTATAAGCGGTAGTGAACAAGACGGTTATAAGATGGGTGTCCGAGCTTGTAAAAGCGCACTTTCCAACTTTAACCCAAACAGAAAAGACAAGAGGGGTGAAATCCATGAGTGATGAAGTTATGACAGCTCCCGAAGAACAGGCTCTTTTCCAGCTCTCTAACGGTCGTTACATCATGGACGAAGCTCAGTCCAGAGTGATGTTTCAGATTAAGGAAGCACAGCCTGAGCATAGCCACCCGATCAGCGGCACGGGGTATTCGTGGGACGAATCCGGCATGGCGGAGTTGTTCTCCAAGTGCTACAAGAATGATACCCGCTACTGCCCCGAAGCGAAAAGCTGGTTCACCTACTCCGAGGGAGCATGGCGCAAGGACACCGGCTCTCTCTTGGTGGCGGAAAAGATCAAAGAGTTCTGCCGCCTGATGGCTCTCTATTGCGGCGAGATCGCCAATGAAGAACGGCGTTCCGAGTACATGAAGTTCATCGTGAAGATGGGCGACCGCCGCTTCCGTGACCGACTGATGAAGGACGCTGCCAGCGTTCTCCCCATCGCTTCGGCGGAGTTTGACGCAAACCCCTACCTTATCAACTGCAAGAACGGCACTTTCGACCTCGAAAAAATGGAGTTCCGGGAACATGACTGGAAAGACTTCCTGACTATGCAGACCAACTTCAACTACACCTTGCAGGACGCACGGTGCCGCCGCTGGGAGAAGTTCGTTGCAGAGGTCACTTGTAATGACGAAGACAAGGCTGACTATCTTCAAAAGGCGCTGGGGTACTCCATGCTGGGTATGGCAAACGAGGAATGTATGTTCATTCTCCATGGCAAGACCACTCGCAACGGTAAGTCCACCATGCTCTCGGCAATTCACCACCTTCTCGGTGACTATGCTTCTGTGTCCCCCGTGTCGATCATCTGCAAGGCGGAGCGCTCGAAGAACGCCGAAGCAGCGAACCCCATGCTGGCTTCCCTGAAAGGCAAGCGGTTCGTCACAATGGCAGAGAGCAACCAGTATGGCAAGCTGGACGAAGAAACGATCAAGCAGCTCACAGGCGGCGAGGAAATCAAGGCTCGGAACCTCTATGAGACTGCCACGACCTTCCTGCCGCAGTTCACCCTTTGGCTTTCCTGTAACGATCTTCCCACCGTCAGCGATAAGTCCCTGTTCGCTTCCGACCGTGTACGGGTCATTGAGTTTAACCGCCACTTCACCGAAGCGGAGCAGGACAAGAACCTGAAAAATGAGTTCCAGACACAGGAAGCTATGCAGGGCATTTTCGCTTGGCTGGTCGCCGGATACTTCAAGTACAAGCGTTTCGGTCTGAAAATGTCCCCCGCCATGCGGAAGGTAGTCAACCAGTACGAGCGTGACAACGATCTGTGTTTGCAGTTCCTCGAAGAACGCTGTGAGCAGGCAGAAGGGGTCAACACCCGCTCGAAGTCCCTGTTTGACGCTTACAAGATTTGGTGCAAGTCCAACGGGTACTTTGCCTGTTCTGCCAAGCGGTTCAATGCCGACATGGAAACGCACCCTGAGTGGCACGGCGGCAAGGTCGTGTATCAGGGCTACCCCGTCTACAAGAACCTCAGACTGAAAGGAGCGTCCTAATGAACCGTTCATGTAATTCTATCCTCTGCCGCTTCGGTATCCACACAGCAGACCCGTATGTTCATATTCAGGTCAGGTGCCGTAATGGTTCTCACCGCTGGCAGAGCAATTATGAAATCTGTAAGCGGTGCGGCAAACGCCTGAGAAAAATCCGCATTGTAAAGGAGCGTCCGTGATGAAAATTACTCTTGATATTCCCGATGGCATTATTGCGGGGTTCTTCAATGGTGTAGAGGTCACGGCTCACGGTATGCAGTTGGTGTCCTATCAACTCAGCACTGACGATCTGAAAGATGGTAACACCGTAAAACTCCCTCGTGAACAGGAGGTGATAGTATGATTGCCACCAATGAAGAACTCGCCCTGCTGGAAAAGTGGAAGCGAAAACTCTGCTTGCAGGAGTGGCGGATAAAGCTGTTGACCCACCTTCACCCGGAAGAAATGATGGTGCGTAATACCGCAGGCTGTACCGAGTGGTCAGAAGCAATTAAGACCGCTCGTATCGAGATCATCAACCCTGCCTGCTATGGCGACCGCATTGTACCGTTCAACTTTGAAAAGACATTGGTGCATGAGTTGTTGCACCTGAAATTCTCTTTCTGGTGTCAGGACGAGTACAGCGTAGCTGACAGGCTTATGCACCAGTACATTGACGATCTCGCAAGAGCATTTACAGAGGTGAACAACGATGAATAATGACGCTGTGAGAGAACTTCTGAACGTCGTTGGTGCTTTGGCTGAAATGTCTCTGAATTTTTACAGGGCTTTACTCAATGCTGGTGCGACCAAAGAAGAAGCCTTTGTGCTGTTGCAGTCGTTCATCTCTGCTTCCATTCACGGCAACAAGGAGGACAGCGATGAAGACTGAGAAAAAGAACCTTCGCCGTATTTCCATCGTAGTCACGGCACAGACCAAGGGCAACCTTGAACGGTTGGCGGCGGTCAGATGATCTCCCTCCACGACTTTGAAAGAAAGGAGAACCGCCATGATTGATGTAATAGAGCAAATCAAAACGCTCTCCGCCACCTTGGACGAGGAAACAACCCGCTTTCGCCCCACCGGTAGACTGCTATTGCTGGGTTCCTATGAGAGCGTATTTCTGAAAGCGGTCAAGCGCAAGGCTGATCTGTTGGGTATTGACTGTGACCTCACTCAGTACCCTTGCCCTCCGTACAAGGCCGTGGTAGTGGACAGAGAAACCGTCCCGTCTGACATTAAGCTCGCCGCCGAGGTTGACATTGACCACTCCTACTCGCAGGGAATGTCATCGGTGTCTCAGGCGACTTTAGCTCTCCTGCTGGCATTGGACTTGGTTCACGCTAAGGACATTACTATTGTAGGTAGGGGTCACGCCGTTCAGAACTTGGCAAAGTACCTCACCCTCGGCAACGCAACGGTGACAGTGGCACACTCCAAAACCAAAAGTCTCTTGCAGGTCACGATGAACCGTGATGTGGTGATCTACGCCACGCCGACTATCACAAAGGACATTTCCTACAATACCCGTGATCTGGTCATTGACCTCGGCAACAGCGTTCCCCACCCTGACCGCTTCAACTGCCCCTATGTGAACAGGATTGGTCAACTCACCATAAGCGTGTTGCTCAACCGCTTTGCGAGAAAGGAGCATAGGGCATGAATAAGGAAGACACTCACATCGTTGTGGCGATGGCAAATCATAACATGAATGTCACCGATGTTGCTCGTGCTATTTTCGCACACAGAAATACCGTTCTCTATCACTTGGACAAGGTGAAGCGGCAGACCGGGTTAGACCCTCGGCGGTTCTATGATTTGGTCGAGCTGGTGAAGATGGCGCAGGAGGTGCTGGAAAATGGGTCTTGATATTACGGTCATGGAACGCAGAGATGTCCGTTGCCCTCATTGTGGTGAGGTCATCACCACGGTAGATGTTGCCAGCACCGACAGCGGCGGTAGTCTTTGGTACGACTTTCTGGAAAGGCTCGGCTACTATGTTCCCTACGAGAAGCGCACCAAGGAGAACGACTGGTACGGCAAGGATATGGTTCTTGACAACGAGCAGGCAAAACAGCTCACCGACTATGCCATTCAGAAAGAGGTCTACAACTGGGACGGTGTGGAGAGAGTTGTGACGGAAGCACTCGCTCACGGAAACAAGGTGGTCATCAACGCCGACTGGTAGTTAGGTGATAAAGGTGATAAAGGTGAGTGTTTCTGCAAAGACTTTTTTCAAATTGGCGTGTTTTGAGAAAATGTTTTTCTAATTTTAGGTGAGTTAGGTGAGTAATCAGGCATAAATGCCTATAACTCTCTCTTATACGCGCGTATATAGAAATAGTTATAGGGAATTGCACCCGATTACTCACCTTTATCACCTTGGCGACTTTGAAAGGAGAAAACGACTATGGCAGATGAAATTGTAGAAAAGCGTGGTCGTGGCAGACCGAAGGGTACTGGTGGAAATAGCCGTCCCGATAAGACTGTGCAGCTTGCACCCGGAGATAACCGGAAATATATCATGCACGATCTGAGAATGTGGGATTGGCCTGCGGTGGATATGACCCGACCGAAAGATGTGTCCGAGCGTATTGGACAGTATTTTCAGATTTGTGCAGAGGACGATATGAAACCCTCTGTTGCTGGCATGGCATTAGCGTTTGGAATTGATAGAAGAACTATGTGGAAGTGGGTTAATGGTATTGATAGTGCCTACATTCCCACCGAAAGCAGGGACACTTTAAAAAAGGCGTATCAATTTTTGAACGCTCAGATGGAAAATTATATGCAGAACGGAAAGATCAATCCGGTCGCCGGTATCTTCCTGATGAAGAACAACATGGGCTATGCGGACAAGCAGGAGGTCGTGTTGACACCCAACCAGCAGCTCGGAGATCAGGTTCCCGCCGAGGACTTGGAGAAAAAGTATCTCGAAGATGTGGTGGGTGCGTCCAACGACTATGACTCGGAAGACTGAGCGACTTTCACGACTTTTGCGACTATGGCTTACGACTATGCCGAGCGACTTTGCGACTTTCGCCCGAACGACTTTGCGACTTTCGCCCGAACGACTTTGCGACTTTGACAGAGCTGCCGATCTCCCCACGGGGTCGGCGGGTGCGAAAAAGTGTAGTTTTTCGGACGGTTGCAAGCGTCAATAAAAAACTTGATAAAATATCAATAAAACACTTGACAATCAATAAAACGCTTGATATACTCAAATCATCAATAAAACACTTGATACCGATTGATGAAGGGAGTTTTTACAATGCTGAAAACCAATAGCAAGAAAGCCGCCGAAAATATCCGGGCGTATATTGTGGACAGGTTCACCCCGGAAGGGTACACGGACAACCCGCCGCAGGAGTTCCCCAAGATCGCCGCTTTTATCCTTGACACTTTCAGAAGTGAAAAATACTGGTGTCTGCAAGATGTCCGCTATTATCACGGTTGCGAACAGTTAGCGTTTCGGGATTGGTGCGCCGGGTTGGCGGGTGTCCTCGATACCTGTTACTTTTATAACCGTTCTGCGGTTGATGATCTCGGCGCAATTCTTGAAGAAACCGAACAGGAAAAAGCACGGTACACGGAACAGCAGGCCGAACAGCTTTTAACAGATTTGATTTATAGAGAGCTTTTGAAGGGAGAGAAAACAAAATGAGAAAATACAAGTTGAAAGAGCTGCGGGAGCTTGTGCGGCTCGGAGTAGCCGAGAATTACACCAATAAGCCGAGCGAGTATATTTACACGCTGCGTAGGCTCGAAAAAGTGGGCTATTCTTCCGGGGTTTACGGTATCAATGGCGGACTGGTCGAAGATACCGAGACCGGGCAATTATACGCCATTATCGGGCGTTGCTCCAATCTGTTCATCTTGTTTTAAGGGGGTTCTATTATGGTCAAGTATGATAATTGCAAGAATTGCGTGAGCCGCTGCGAACACGCCGGAAAAGATCGGAAATTTATTTGTCCCGGTGGGAAGTCCTGCAAGGTGCTTTACACGCCTGAAAGAGTAGCGAAAGCGGCGGCGGATTTTGTAGGGGCTATAAAGCTCATAGCCACAAAACCGGACAATCTCGACAACCTCGAAAGCTATCTATCTCAGCATTTTCCGGAATGGGTTGAAAAGTGGGCGAACAGCCCGGAAGACCTCGCCGCAGAAATGAAAGAGTTTGCGAGAATGGAAATATAAAGGGGGTTGCAATATGAACATTGATAGCATTATGAAATAGCTTGCGGAGTATATCCGCATGGGCGAACAGATCGCCGCCACGGTGGACGGATTGAAAGACCAGTTAAAACAGATCATGCAGGAACAGAACACGGACACCCTAACAGGGACGGAACACAAGGCCACTTATAAGGCCGTTACAAGCTCCCGCATTGATACCACAGCATTAAAGAAAGAGCTGCCCGGAGTGGCCGCACAGTACACCAGAGCCACGGAAATAAGGCGCTTTACATTCTCTTAAAGGCGGTGAACAGATTGTATATTATTCTTCTGTTGCTCCTGCTGCCGGTTCAAATCCTAATTGAAATATTGAAATTGAATAAGTGAAAGGTGATGTAATTGTGAAATATAGTGATATTATCCGTGAAATTGATAGCATTTTCGATTATTTCAAATTCCATAATAAAAATCTAACTAAAATGCAAGAACAAAAGTTAATAGAATTACAAGATTTGATTCATGAGTTGCGACAAAAATAGATTTACAAGCCGCCCCGGTGTTATTCCGGTGGATATGCCAGCGGCAGCGAGGGCGGGGTAAGCCGAAAAATACCCGTAAAAAATAAAAAGGTCAATTTCAAGAAAACGCTTGACAATAAAACGCTTGATATGTATAATAAAGCCGAGGTGATAAACATGAGAGGTCGAGAAATCCTGAAAGAGATCATGGCTTCCAAGTCTCTTTCCAACGCTGAACTCGCAAAAAGACTCAATGTCTCTAACGCTACGATTTGGGAGCGTCTGAACAACAAAAACGTCAAGGACATTCCCGTGTCCCTGCTGACTACTATGCTCAGAGCGATGGATTACAAGGTCATCGTTGTTCCTGCCAATACCCGTCTGCCGGAAGGAGGTTTTGAAGTTGAATGACGCATACAAGCTCGTTCCTCACGGCGAGGTCATCAAGAAAGACAGCACCGTGGTCATTCCGTCCATTTTCATGTTCAAGGGCGGAGCGGGAGAGTGCTATCCCTTCCTGAAAATGTGTAGGGACAATAACTGTATTGTTCACTTCAAAAACGAAAATATGACCATTTCCCCCGATCGGCAAGATGACAGCGTATCCCTGAAACTTCTCATTTATCTTGCGATTGCAGGAAGTCATGAGTTTGGCGATGACTTCATTCGATACCTTAACAATATGGAGAAAATGTCGTGGGAAGCGGTGAGTGTTCAATGAAATACTTCCTTGGTCGTGTGTCCAGCAAGGAACAGAACCTTGCTCGGCAGCTCAAGGTCGCTCGTGAGAAGTTCGATATTCCTGACGAGAATGTGTACTGCGACAAGATCACGGGAAGCAGCTTTGACCGTCCTCAGTACAATGCTCTGAAAGCCATTGTGCAGGAAGGTGATGAAGTCATCGTCAAAGAGTTCGACCGCTTTGGGCGCAATAAGGACGAAATGAAGCGAGAACTAGAATGGTTCAAGCAGAAGGGCGTGATCGTCCGTATCCTCGACATTCCGACCACGCTGATTGACTTCAAAGACCAGACATGGGTGCTGGAAATGGTCAACAACATTCTGATTGAAGTCCTTGGCGCTGTTGCCGAGCAGGAGCGCAAGAAGACCAAGCAGCGGCAGGCTGAGGGTATCGCCGCTATGCCGGTTGTCGATGGCAAGCGGGTGTCGGTGAAGACCGGCAGAGGGTTCGGCAGACCCACTTCTGAGATTGATGACGAGCAGTTTGAAAAACTCGCTCAAAAACAAAAAGACGGTCTTATCACCGTAGCGGACTGCTGCCGGGAGCTTGGTATCAGCCGCTCCACATGGTATGACCGGTCGAGAAAGGTTGGTTGATAATGGCGTACTATCAGTTTTCATTACCCATGACTACCAGCGAAAGCTATCAGCTTATCAAGACAGTCTGTGAACGGTCTTGCATCATCAAACAGGACTGTCCGAATGAGAGTATTGAGGTACGAACAAGGTTCCGCATGGGGAAAGGTTCGCTCCCATTTGTGTTTTATCTGAGGGAACTGGGAGACGGAACTGAAATCATGGTCAGCTCGGATAACGCAACGCTCACGGGAGCTTTAGTGGCGATGAACGGAAATAAGCCAGAAAGCGTTTGGGATTTGCCGGACAAAGAATGGAGTGATCTCATTGAGGATTTCCGAAAGGAATATCCCGCCTTTCCCTTACAAGATGGTAAGCCTGTTCCGGTCGCCGCTGAGCCTTGTGATGATGGCATGGGGCAGGAATCAATCAGCCGGGGCAAAAATGTATCTCTCGGTAGAGCGGCGGTTGGTGGTTTGATGTTTGGCAGCGCCGGTGCCGTGGTGGGTGGTTTGAGTGGCACAAAGAAGACCATGAGCCAATCCAGAAACATTTTCTCTGCTACTGTTCTTTTCCGAGTGCTTTATAGCAACGGAAGATTGATTGAAAGAACGGTTAAGAAAAACAGCCGGGAATTTGCCGAGCTGATGGCAAAATCCAGATAATCGGCTTCTGCAAGGGCAGGAGTGACAGCCACTACGGGCTATCTGTGTAGAAATGCACAGGTAGCTCGTTTTTTATTGGAAAGGAAATGCACATGAATTATGAAAAACTCTCCGGCTCTATCCGAGCCGTGATCGACCGCCGACCGGGAGATAATGGGGCGTACAGCGACCTCTTTTCTCTGTGCCGGGAGTGGGAAACAGAGGATTTCTCGGCGGCGCATAAGGTGAACAAGGAGCTGCTGGCACTCTCCGCAGATCAGGTAGTCCGTGGCGGCGGGGCGAAGTTCTATGAACAATGGCGGCGGTGTCTTCTCTTTGAAGCACCCCATGACTTTGACTCCTTCATGACCTATATCGAACTCGACCGCAAGCCGGAAAAGCGGTTTTATGCACCACGCAAGCACTATCTCAGGCCGATGGTGCAGGGGTTTCAAGATGTTTTGGACGGAAAGCTGCGTCTTTTGACGATCTCCATGCCGAAACGAGCGGGAAAGTCTCAAACGGGTATCAATTTTGTGAATATGCTCTCCGGCAAGTTCCCTGACCGCTCGACCCTGATGGAAGGGACAGGTGATGACCTTGTAAAGAGCTTCTACAATGGCTGTCTGGAATACCTGACAGTTCCCAATGAGTATCTGTTCTACGATGTGTTCCCGGACGCACGGCTGGTGCAAACCAACGCCGACACGAAGACGGTGAACCTGAAAAGCAAGTCCCGTTTCCCCACCATCATGTGCCGTTCCATTGACGCTCGACAGGTGGGTTTGTCCGAAGCCACTAATGTCCTCTACCTCGATGACTGTGTGGAGGGTCGTGAGGAAGCGAAGAACCGCCAGCGGCTTGATGACAAGTGGGAAGTGATCTCCGGCGATATTATGGGTCGTGCCATTGAAGGTACGCCGATGGTCTTCACCGGCACTCGCTATTCCCTGTATGACCCCATCGGTCGTGTGCAGGAACACGCACAGCGGGAGGGCTGGGCTTGGAGAGCGATTGAGATACCCGCCCTCGATCTTGTGACGGACGAGAGCAATTATGAATACGAGCGGGAGGGCAAGAAGGTCTTTACCACCGCCTACTTCCGGGAGCAGCGGGAGCTTCTAAGTGCGGAGCAGTTTGAGAGCGAGTTCCAGCAACAGCCCTTTGAAGCGAAGGGTCTGCTGTTCAACAAGGACGAGCTGAACTACTTCTTTGAGCTGCCGAAAGACCGTGACCCGGATACCATCATCGCCGTTGGCGATACGGCGGAAAGTGGCTCTGACTCGACCTCTATGCCGGTGGCGATGATATACGGCAATGCTGTGTATATCGTTGATGTGGTCTTTGATGACTCCCCCGCTGAGGTGACGAAGCCGGAATGTGCCAAGTGCCTGATCGACAACGGGGTCGCTTCTGCTGTCTTTGAGTCCAACAACGCCGGTCAATATTATGCCAGAGATGTTGACCAGATCATTCGTGAGCGTGGGTACTCTGTTGGTATCCGCACGAAGCGCACGATCTCCAACAAGCAGACCCGTATTGAGTTCGCTTCCGACAACATCAAGAAGAACTTCTACTTCAAGCACCCCTCCACCTACAAGCGGGGCAGTCAGTATTGGAACTTCATGAAGGAAGTGACCACCTACACCCGCTCCGGCAAGGTTCCACACGATGACGCTCCTGACTCCCTCTCCCTATTGGAAAACGAAATCCGTATGCTGTCCGGGGGTAAGGTTGAGGTTTTCAAACGGCCTATTTGAGTCCTTTACTTTCGCTGTGGCGAATGGTATAATTAAGAGTTTACTATTGACAAGTATTGGAGAGTTTGATACAATGATAAGAGAGAAAATAGGTAGAGGGGAGGTATTCTGTCTTGGGCTGTTTCGGTCGTAAGAAAATCTTTACCGATGTGACGGAGATCACACGGGACAATGTTCTGGAAGTGCTGAGAAAGGCACTTATCACACATTGGTCGAACAAAGCGGATATGGAATATCTCTATGCCTACTACAAAGGCAGACAGCCGATTTTGAACCGCAAAAAGGAAGTCCGTCCTGAGATTCAAAACAATGTGGTCGAGAACCGTGCCAATGAGATCGTGTCCTTCAAGGTCGGCTATCTGATGGGTGAACCCATTCAGTATGTCAGCCGAAGCGATGACAAGATGGTTGCCGACAAGATCACCACTCTGAACGGCTACTGTCTTTCCGAGGATAAGGCCGCAAAGGATAAGGAACTGGCAGATTGGTTTCACATCTGCGGCACGGCATACCGCATGGTGCTTCCTGACAGCGAGTTTGAGAAGGAAAGTGATGAAGCTCCCTTCGAGATTTACACCCTCGACCCTCGGTTTGCTTTCGTGGTGTATGCCAATTCCATCGGGGAACCGCCCGTAATGGGTGTGAAGTACATTCAGCGGTCGGACTGTGCGGTGATTTACAGCGTTTATACAAAAGACCGCTATTTCGAGGTTGAAAACCAGAGCATGATCGTTCGGGAGGAAGCCCAGCCGTTCGGTATTCCCATCATCGAATACCCGGCAAACAACGCTCGCTTGGGTGCTTTCGAGATCGTCCTTCCCTTGCTGGACGCTATCAATACGGTGGACAGCAACCGTCTTGACGGTGTGGAGCAGTTCGTTCAGGCGCTCATGCTGTTTCACAATGTGGACATTTCCAGCGATGATTTTTCCAAGCTGCGGGATGAGGGTGCGCTCAAGTTCAAGGACATCGACCCGCAGTATAAAGCGGAGATCAAGTATCTGACCTCCGAACTGAACCAGAGCCAGACACAAACGCTGGTCGATCACCTCTATAACACGGTGCTGACGATCTGCGGTATGCCAAACCGCAACGGTGGTTCTTCCACCAGCGATACCGGCTCTGCGGTCATCATGCGTGACGGTTGGTCGGCAGCGGAAGCCAGAGCGAAAGACTCCGAGCTGATGTTCAAGCTCTCCGAAAAAGAGTTCTTGAAGTTAGTTCTGCGTATTTGTTCCGATCTGAGTGATCTGGAATTGAAGCTGTCGAATGTGGAGGTTCGCTTTACTCGCCGCAATTATGAAAATATTGCTCAGAAAGCGACCGTATTGACCACTATGCTCAGCAATCCCAAGATTGCTCCCGTTCTGGCCTTTACCCATTGCGGTATGTTCTCCGACCCGCAGCTTGCGTACCGTATGAGCATGGATTACGCCGAGGAACAGGAGAAAAAGGCCGCTGAACTCGCAAGCAAGCCGAAGGAGGTTCATTCGGATGGAGAAGGAAATCCGCCTGACCCCGGAAGTGGTCAGGAAGATTGAGGAAATCTTGACTACGGGAAAGACCGTTGAGATTGCCGAGCGGCACGAGAAAGTGGTCGTGTGGGCAGTCAGCAGCAAAAAGAAATATGAACAGCCTATCGCATAGGTGATAGGAACAGCCATTACGGGCTACTGATACCGAAAAGGTATTGGTAGCCCTTTTATTTTTCTTTCCAATGCCCTCGGAGTTTTCGGACAGTCCGTGAAAGCTCAGTCTTTTCGGAGATATGAGAAAGGCGAAGACAATGGTTTGACCGCCGTAAGGCGTTGAATAGGCAGAGAAGCCTTAAATCACAAAACGGAGAGAACCGTAAACACAAAGGTATAGTGCGGAGATGCACTCTAAAAAGCGCAGAAAGGAACGATTGTATGGCAAAGATTGATGTTTCCACCATTGAAGGCTTTGCAGATATGACCGCAGAGCAGAAAGCGGAAGCCCTCGCAAACTACGAGTTTCCCGACCCTGATTATACCGGCTATGTGAAGAAAGATGTCTTTGACAAGACTGCTTCCGAGCTTGCGTCTTGGAAGAAGAAGCACAATGAGCTGCTTTCTGAGGAAGAACGCAAGAAGCTGGAAAATGAGCAGATGTTCGAGGAAATGAAGAACAAGCTGGCGGGGTTGGAAAAGGAGAAGACCGTTTCCAGTTACAAGGCGAGTTTTGCCGCACAGGGTTATCCTGAGTTGCTGGCAACCGAAGCCGCTACCGCTATGGCGAATGGTGAGATGGATAAGGTCTTTGCCGCACAGAAGAAGTTTCTGGAACAGTATGAAAAAGATGTGAAAGCCAAGGTTCTGAAAGAAACCCCAAGGCCCCCTGCCGGTGGTAAGGGCGGCGAGATGACCAAGGCTGATTTTCTGAAACTCGACACCAAAGCCCAGTTGGAGTTCATCAAGGAACATTCTGACTGGCAGACAATTTTGAAGTAATTATGGAGGTAAAACATTATGGCTACCTATCTCGGTTTCCCGTTTGACCCTGAGCTGTTTAACTACAACTGGGCAAACGCAAAAGACCCCACTCTGACCGCTATGTTTGAGAGCGGCGCTGTCGCCCCGAACGCAGAGCTGGCACGGCTGATTGCCAACGGCTCTGACTTCTACACCCTGCCCTTCTACAAGATCATCGGCGGCACTCCTGAGAACTACGATGGCGCAACCGACATCACCCTGACCGACCCCGCTGGCGGCGCTCAGAACGGTATCGTGTTCGGTCGTGCGCACGGCTGGAAGGAGAAGGATTTCATCGTTGATTACAACAGCGGTGCCGACCCCATGCAGCAGATCGTGTCTCAGGTGTCCAAGTATTGGCAGAAGCAGCGTCAGTCCATCATGCTGAAAATCCTCAATGCGGTCTTCGACGTGACCGGCAGCGGTGAGTTTGCTGATTGGGCGAACCACACCACCGACCTGTCTTCCGCTTCTACCACCGTTGGTGACGCTAACAAGATGGGCGCTACCACCATCGGTGACGCTATCCAGAAGGCCGTAGGCGACAATCAGGACGCTTTCCAGCTTGTGTTTATGCACAGCAAGGTCGCCACGAACATGGCTGGCCTGAAACTGCTGGACTTCCTCAAGTACACGGACGCAAACAACGTGGAGCGCCCCCTGCGTATCGGCACGGTGAACGGCATGACCGTGATCGTGGACGATGGCTGTCCCACCACCGCAGCGGACACTTCCAAGGCAGCGACCTATACCACCTACGTTCTTGGTCTGGGCGCTATCCAGTACGCTCCCGCCCCTGTGAAGGTTCCTTCCGAGCTGACCCGTGATGCTCTCAAGGGCGGCGGCTATGACGCTCTGGTGACTCGTATCCGTGAAACCCTGCACCCCAACGGTTTCAGCTTCACCAAGCCCACCAGCGGCTACACCGCTTCCCCCACGGACGCTCAGCTTGCGGCTTCCGCCAACTGGTCTATCGTGGCTGACCCCAAGACGATTGCTCTGGCGAAGATCATCACCAACGGCTAAGGAGGTTCACCATGTTCTATGTTTCTGACGGAAAAGTGTATGTGAGGGAGGGAGATCACTTCCGTAACGTGGGCTTTACCGCAAAGGACAAGGTGATTACTCGGCGTGAATTGGAAAATACCTCTGTGGTGATGGGTACGGTGGTTGTTGATACCCTCGACAACCCCGTAGCCCTCACCCGTGAGGAAATCATTACCAAGTTCAATCTGTCCGAGGAAAATCCCATCCCCGTTATCAAGAAGTCCCGCAAGAAGTCCCGCAAGAAGTCCGAGGAACCCGCTGAGTGATAGGAGGTGGAAAGCATGACGGACGCTGAGAAGTTGAAAATGGTGAAAGCCATGACCGGCGAGACAGACGAGGACACGCTTTCCACCTACCTTTCTATCGCCGGAAATAAGGTGTGCCGCAAGGCATATCCCTTTGACTCCACCGTGACCGCTGTTCCTGACCAGTACGCTCACATTCAGGTGGAGATCGCCGTGTATCTGCTGAACAAGCGGGGAGCCGAAGGGCAGACCGCTCACAGCGAGAACGGTATCTCCCGCTCCTATGAAGACGGCGATGTGCCGCCTACGCTGCTGAGGGACATTGTTCCCTTTGCCGCTGTGATGGGAGGTTGAGTACATGAGGACGCTGAACCGCAACAAATCGCCCTTCTGGTATCTGCTGTATGACAGCAAGGTTCCCGCCAAGGACGAGTACGGCAACGAAACCGGCGAGGAACTGGTGGTTTACAAGCCTGCCGTGGCGATGAACGCCAATATCTCGGCGGCGACCGGCTCCGCTCAGGTGGAGCAGTTCGGTAATTTCGCAGGGTACGACAAGGTGATCGTCACCGATGACCTGAGCTGTCCCATTGACGAGAATACCGTGCTGTTCATCGACAAGGAGCCGCAGTATGACAAGGACGGGAAACCGCTCTACGATTACATGGTCAAGCGGGTTGCCAAGTCTCTCAACTCCATTTCCTATGCGGTCAGTAAGGTGACGGTATCGTGAGTCAGACGATCAATGTTCCGCTCTCCGGGAGAGGAATTGAGCGGCTGATACGGGAAACCGAAAACCGGAAGAACCGGCTTCAAGAGCGGACTGCGGTCTTTCTCGACCGGGTGGCGCAGGAGGGCTTAGAGATCGCTTCCGCCAAGTTCGAGCGGGCTGTTTACGATGGCACCAACGATGTTTCCGTGACGGTGGAACCCCGTGGGAACAATGTTCGAGCGGTGGTGGCGACAGGTGGGGCTACCCTGTTTATCGAGTTCGGTACAGGTGTGACCTACCCGGACGATCACCCGGAAGCGGGAGAACTCGGCATGAAGCGTGGCGAATACGGTCAGGGTCACGGCAAGCAACACTCTTGGGGTTATTACGGCGACCCCGGCACGAACGGAGTGCTGAAAGAAAAGAAAAATGGCGGGTTTGTGGTCATCACTCACGGCAACCCCGCCAATATGCCGATGTACGAAACGGTAAAGGAGCTGCAAGACCGGCTCACGGAAATTGCGAAGGAGGTATTTTCATGATTGATGTGGAGAGTCAAATCTACACGCCGATTGCGGAAGCCCTGAGAGCGCAGTTTCCCGGTATCTTGGTCAGCGGTGAGTATGTCAACGCCCCTACCCGTTTCCCCTATGTGAGCTTGGTGGAGCAGGATAACTACACCACGGAAGCTCACATGGACAGCGGCGATACGGAGAGGTTCGCCACGCTGATGTACGAGGTGAATGTCTACTCCGATAAGGCAGGCGGTAAGAAATCCGTTTGCCGAAAGATCATGAGGTTTGTGGACGATCTCATGTACGCCAAGAATTTCCGGCGTATTTCTCTGTCCCCGGTTCCCAATTTGGAGAACGCAACAATTTACCGTCTGGTTGCTCGATACAAGGCAGAAACGGACGGAACCACTCTTTATAGGAGGTAAATGAAATGGCTATTTCCACCTACAAGGTTTTTCTGATGAAGAAGGCCGACACTGGTGAACAGTGGAGCAAGCTGATCGACATTAAGGAGTTTCCTGACCTCGGCGGCGAACCCGAAATGCTGGAAACCACCACCCTGAGCGACAATATGCAGACCTATATCGCCGGTATCCAGTCCCTCGATGGTCTGTCCTTCACCGCCAACTACACGCTGGCTGATTTCCAGACCCTCAAGGCTTTGGAAGGCAAGAAGGTCAGCTATGCGGTCTGGTTTGGCGGCACCGAGAGCGATGGCACTGTTACTCCCGATGGCTCTAACGGCAAGTTCAGCTTTGACGGTGAGCTGTCCGTGTATCCCGTGGGCGGCGGCGTGAACGAAGTGGTGAACATGAACATCACCATCGCTCCTTCCACTCCCATCACTTTCTCTGCAACCTAAGACACCAACAATCGCCGTATTGATAAGGAGGATTTATCATGGCAAAGCAGTTGACGATCAATGACCCTACTACCGGCGTGACCTACACGCTGGAATACACCCGCAAGACCGTTGAAGCGATGGAGAAGAACGGCTTTGTTGCTGCTGATGTGGAGCGCAAGCCGATGACCCTGCTTCCGGCTCTGTTTGCCGGTGCGTTCCTCGCCCATCATCGGTTCGTAAAGCGTGATGTGATCGACAGCATTTACGCTCGTATGAACCACAAGGACGAGCTGATTGCCGCTCTGGTAGAGATGTATAACGACCCCCTGCTGAGTCTGCTGGACGAGCCTGAGCAGGAGGGCAACGAGGGAAACCTGAGCTGGAAGACCGGCTGGTAAGCGACCGATCTTCCAGAACTGAGGGG